GTTTCCCAGTCACGATCACTGTCCCAAGATGATGAGAGTTAGGGATCAATCTGAAATGGATTGGGTTGATGTACCTACCTGGATTCTTAAGAAAAGGGAGATGATCTAAATGCATAATGAAGAGACATACAGAGCAGCAGAAAAATCTCTTATTGATTGGGTAGATCTTTGTATTAGCCATAAACTATCCATCCCTGACATTGTATATATGATGCAGTTTCGTATCTTTGATATCAATATCAATGCACGAGAACATTTCTTTGAATCACAGAAACCTCTTGAGGATGTAAACAAAGATGAACACACCAACAATCCCATTTGAACTCCAAGAGAAAATCCAATCCCTACAAAATGCTCTCCTAGATAGGCATCCATCCATGCCAACACTTCTTCGAGAAATCCACACTGCTCTTCGTAAACAACCTGAGAATGTAGTTATTCTTTCAGAAGAAGAGATTGGTATCATTGTCAGGGGATTGGAAACACAGACCAATACATTCCTAGCACAAACAGTTACGAAATCAGCAAAAAGTACCAGTGCAGTAGCGAAAGTAAAATCTCTTGGTGCTGATGCATTCTAATTTCTGTGCCTGCTATGCAGGAAATCCCACCTCTCCCCATTCATGCAGCCCTAGTTTTTAGGGCTTTGCTACTTCCAACTTCCACATATAAAATTCTCCGAGATTTTCTAGAACTTCCATATGCTCGCTACAAAGCATACGCATTAATCCACACACCACTTCTAGTCGAGATATATAAATGTCTACCCAAGTCAGCGACTTCGATTCATTTCTCGATGATATCGCACTGGACTCAGGAAGTTCTCCCGGATCTTATGGAATGGGATCAGGAGATTCTAGCGCAACATCTTGGCACGAACCCGGTTATGAGGGAAGTATTGATTACAGGATTCGACAACTCTCGTATTCTTCGCTCCTTACGCTCCATACCTGTCCCCGTAAGTTTGAGCTATACAAGAAAAGAACAGAACACCGAGCCGAAGAATCAGAAATCTCCACAATCACATTCTCTTTCGGCCACGTCGTTGGAGAAGCTATCCAACTTGCGCTCACTCCGGGAATCTCTTACGAACAAATCGTAATGAAGATGTTCACAACTTGGCACGCAGATCTTTTTAGTTATGATGAGAAAGGTGCCAAGTCTTTCTGGGACGCAATGATTGCTCTCAAAAGATTCCTATCCCTACGAGAATCAGGATTTCTACAAGAGTATGAACTTGTATTTCATGAAGGGAAACCAGCCTGTGAACTTTCATTCTGTATTAACTTTCCTGATGGCTTCCGGTATCGGGGCTATGTTGATGCTGTATTGCGTCATAAAATTACTGGAGAAGTCCTAGTTCTTGAATGCAAGACAACTGGGAGTAAATCCTTATCTCCTACAACTTACAAGAACTCAGCTCAAGCTATCGGCTATTCAATTGTTCTCGACGCTATTTTTGACCAGCTTTCTAGCTATCAAGTCCTTTACCTAATCTACCAAACCCATTCCAGAGAATACACAACCATCCCATTTGTAAAAACTTATCTCCAACGTGCCCTCTGGATTCAAGAACTCCTTCTAGATATTGAAACAATCAAACTCTATGAGGCAGCCTCTGTGTATCCAATGCGCGGAGAATCTTGTTATAACTTCTTCCGTGACTGTGAGTATCTGCAATCTTGTACAATGAGTAATACCTATATCACTAAACCTTGTACACCAGAAGTTGAAGATAAGGAAGTGTATCAGATTAATCTATCTCTTGCTGATCTGCTTGAGAATCAACTAGGTAAGACATCTCTTCAAGAGGAATCAGTATGAAACTCTCTCAACGAACCGCAACTAAGAATCATCACATCCTCCTATTCGGACCGCCCAAATCAGGTAAATCTTACCTCGCAGGTAAACTAGCATCACATAAAAATCTCCTCTGGTTTGATCTGGAGGGAGGACACAATGTTCTATTCCAACTTCCCCAGGAACAACAAGAGCGTATTGAACTGATCGATCTTCCAGATACTCGTGGCTTTCCTATTGCCATTGAAACCATGCTAAAGGTGATTAAGGGTGGGAAGGTAGATATTTGTGAGGAACATGGTAAGGTTTCCTGCTCAATTTGTCGCAAGGATTCTAAACCATTTACTACTGTAGAACTGAATGCCCTTGACAGTGACACTGTAGTTGTAGTAGACTCCCTCACTCAACTTACCAATAGTGCAATTGCTCACATCACGAAGAACCAACCAGAAGATTACAAGATGGAGTTTGATGACTGGGGAAACCTAGGCAAACTCTTGGATACATTCCTATCCTACGTACAGCAAGCACCATATTCTATCATTTGTATTTCCCATGAAACAGAAGTGGAGATGGTAGATGGAAAACCTAAGATCGTACCCACCGCCGGAACTCGTAATTTCTCTAGAAATACAGCGAAATACTTTGACGAAGTATTTTACTGCGAAGTTAGAAATAAAAAACACGTGGTCGGATCCTCCACTACTTATGCAAACAACATCCTTACAGGATCACGAAGTGGACAAGTTACTGAAGGAGATTCAGAAGCTTCTCTTCTCCCTATCTTTACAGGAGAACGAATCATCCAAGCAAGTGTAGATAAAGTAGCTCCATCTCCAGCACAGAACGCAATGACCGCATTGCAAAGATTACAGGCTAAAACGAAATAAGGAACACATTATGACTTACATGCTAATTTCTGGCGCTATCACTGACAGGTGCCTCAACACTATCGTTGCTGTCAGTGAAAGTAAGTACGGGCTAGAAAAATATGCTCAGGAATACGTTGAACAAAATCCGGGAACTCAACTACATATCTTTAGCTGGGAAGTTGGGTTTGAGTCTAAGCCAGCAGTGACAACGGAACGTCTTTGGCACTCAGGTTTTGTGCCCTCAGAATCTATTGAAATCCCTACAGCAGAGGCTCTTAATAATGACTCAACTAGCTGAAACCCTATCAACTCGTGCAACAACTCATGGAGATTTTGAAGACAATTCTTATGTAATGCAACACCTTAAAACATTTCTTCGTGACCATCCAGGTTGGGAGAAACTATCCAATTATCAGTGTGAAGCACTCGATATGATCTGTCACAAAATTGGGAGAATCTTATGCGGTAACCCAAACTTCCCTGATCACTGGTTAGATGTCGCAGGTTATGCCCAACTTGTAGAAAACATTCTTACCACTGGTAAGTCTCATCCTTCCTCAAACTAATCTCTCTATTTCTAGGAAACACAAATGTCAGATTTCAACATTGATAGCATTCTCGACGGCACTCTTGATGACCTAGCCGATCTTCCTGAATTCAAACCATTTCCTGCTGGCACCCACCGTGCTGTCATGACAATGGAACAGAAGGTAGTCAACAAGCACCCTTGCTTTGAAGTAAAACTCAAGGCACTGGAAACTGTGGAACTCCCCGCAGGTAGCGATGCCGAACCAGCCTCAGCAGGTCAGGAAGCAACAGTTCTTTACATGCTTGATAATGAACTGGGCCAAGGTAAGTTCAAGAAGCTACTCAAGCAACTTGCAGAAACCTATGGTGCTGACAAGACCAATCGCCAACTGGTGGAAGAATCCCAGAATGCAGAAGTTCTTGTAGTCACCACGCTGCGTCCCAATAAGGATAAGACCAAGATGTATATGGATATTGATGCAGTAGCGGTAGCTTAATCATGTATGCCTCCTGAAATATGGGGGCATATTTATTAGTCTATTCCCTCATCGCACCGATAGCTTAGTGGTTAAAGCAGTGTTCTCATAAAGCATTGATCGTCAGTTCGAATCTGACTCGGTGCACCACTCACTCACTTTGGATAAGAACATGAGCATTCCAATCCCACATGAACCTGATAATACAGACAACAAACCACTACCTTCCCCACCAGTCACTCCCGGAAAACCAAACCTAAAGGATTTCGATCATGCAAGCAATTGGATCACAAGCCCAACTAACCCTGCCGTTGAAATCAACACAATCACCGGACGCATGCGAACAAAAGATTTCAGCTTCCCAGGTAACTACCCTAAAAGTATTTGATCTGGATGGTACTCTCTACATGAGGGTAGTTCCAGGCAAGAAACTCTTTCAATCCACAATGGTTCATGAAGTTGTGAATCGTGGAGACATCTTCGCAGTGAGGCTAGAAGATTCTGTACTCACAATTATTCCTGGGAAGTCTCAAGTTACTCATCATGAACTGTCTATTCCTCGGCACCCCTGAAGATAAGTCATATCTTCCACACCTAAAAGGTTCCTTCAATGGACATACAACTTATGTCTGTTTGGAACCTTTTACCATGCTCTCTCAACTGGAGATGTATTGTGCCTCTAGAAAAATCACGTCCATCGTATCCACCAATACTGCGATACTTGCTAAGCTCCTCGAAATCGCTGGTAATTCCAAAGCTGCCCCAAAACTTTCTGACTACGCCGGGTCTCTATTCTCCCACAAGGGCTTGGAGATTGTATTCATTGCACCACTCAAGCAATTGTTTACAGTTTCCTATGGTAAGTTTATCGCGGACAGATTTATTTCAAAGGTTGCGGCTCCTGTATCCTGGAGTGAACCATCAGAATTCAAGTGGGATCTTCTCAATCCTACTAACATCCCTGGATACTATCGAGAGCTAGAAAATGCAATCGCTATTGCAGTGGATATTGAAACATTCAAACACAATCTGGCTATCCGTTGCATTGGTTACACTGGCATATTTATTGAGCGGAATACTAATGCACTTACAACTGTATCTTTGGTGCTGCCAGTAACTGATGAATGGTCATTGGCCTGGATGAGAAAGATTAACTCCCTTCCAGTACCTAAGATTTTCCAGAACGGAAAGTACGATAATGCATATCTCTTACGTTACAATGCACCTGTACATTCTTGGTTCTGGGACACAGCTCATCTTTTTCACTCCTGGTATTCCGAACTACCTAAAGATCTTGCTTTCCTT